ATGGAAATGTAAAAAAAGATGGAGTGGGATATATAGATCTTGATTTATCTTCTTGTGCAATACCTTCTAATGTAAGAGCCTTACAATGGCAAGAAACATCAGGCTGGTTAGAATTTTGGGACAAGCAGAATGAAAATATTACTGAATTACCTTCTTGGGTAGACTGTTGTTTAGCGGTATGGACAGTAGCCAATACTCCAGTTCCGCCGAGCCCTCCAACAGCAGAAGAAAATAAACAAACTGCAGTAACTTTATTACAGCAAACAGACTGGACACAAATTCCAAGTGTTAGTGATCCCGCTTTAAGTAATCCTTATCTTGCAAATAAAAACGCGTTTGATATTTATAGAAATGCCGTTAGACAATATGCACTTAATCCTGTAGCAGGAAATATTAACTGGCCTACAATACCTCAAGAAGTTTGGACTGCTGTATAAAAAGTGAGTTTAAAACAACAGCTATTAGATAATAATTATTTAGTTATTGACAATTTTATAACTAAAGAAAAAGCAAAAGAATTAAATGATTGGCTTATAAAAGAAAAAACCCATGGTAGGTTAATACAAGATCCTCGTTTTAATGTAGGGCTGTACGCAAAAGCTTACAAAGATGCAATACCATTTATAGAGCTTTTATGTGAAAAAATTAATGAGGTTTCTGATCTAGTTGGAGAAAAAGTATTACCAACATATGCCTATAGCGTAATTTATGAAAATAACTCTATTCTCATGAGGCATAAAGATAGACATGCTTGTGACATTAGCATTACTTTGCACTTGGGGGGTGATGTTAAATGGGATTTGGGTATAAAAAAACCAAACGGGGAAGAAGTAAAACTAGACTTAAATGTTGGTGATGCAATTTTATATTTGGGGTGTGAAGCTGAGCATTGGAGAGAAGGTTCATATCAAGGAATAAATTATAACCAAGTAATGTTACATTACGTCAGAAGTAATGGTCCAAATGCTTGGGCTTATTTTGATAAATGAAAATATTAAATATGGACCACAATAAATTAGAAGACTATATTTACATAGTTAAAAATGCTTTAAGCTCTGAAATCTGTGATGCAGTACTAGATGAATTTGTAAATAGTGATGAATGGACAGATACTGTAGTAGGATCAGGAGCGGTAGAAAAAACTATAAGAAACTGTCAGACTATTGTTATTTCATACTCGAATGTGATACAAAAAAATAGCGAAGTAAGGCATAAATTAGATAATGCAATATTTGACGGGGCTAGTAAATGTATAAAAGAATACAATACTAAATTTCCACATTGCAGAATTGAAGAAGATAGCGGGTATGAATTACTAAAATATCCTGTGGGTTGTTTTTATACAGAGCATACAGATTCATTTAAAGCTAGACCTCGTGCAGTGTCTTGCTCGTTCATGTTGAATGATAAATTTCATGGTGGAGAGTTTGCATTTTTTGATAGAGGAATAAAATATAAATTAGAAAAAGGCGACGCTTTATTATTTCCTTCTAATTTTATGTATCCGCACGAAGTAATGCCTGTAACAAAAGGTACTAGGTATTCAATAATTACTTGGTTTATATAGGTGAGATATGAAAATTTTAATTGGCATTTTAATTACACTTTGTTTACTTGTTTGCATACATCAAGCGCATGCAGATACAACGACGATTAATCAAAAGGGGATGCCAGTTCCTTCCGCTATGGCACCTAGTATGTCTGCGTTTTCACAAGATGTTTGTGCAGTACCTATTAGTGCAGCGGGTAATTTAGGTTTTATCTCTTTATCAGGTGGCACAGTATTACTTGATGAGAACTGCGTAAAGATTAAGTTAGCAAAAACATTAAATGACTTAGGACTCAAAGTGGCTGCCGTATCGGTGCTATGTCAAGATCCTAAAGTATGGGATGCTATGGAGATGAGCGGTTCACCTTGTCCTATGGGTGGTGCTGTAGGCTTTACAGCTAAGAAGGCTTGGTATGAAAAAGATCCTGAGAAGTTTAGAAAATTATATGGTCCGAATTACACTCTTCCTACTTCTTCTACTACTAAGGAATAACGCATATGCTTGGTACTGTAATTTCCAGCCTGATAGCCAAGGTAACATCATTCCTGGATCTATGTCTTGCAGTGGTATCTCAAATGATGACGCTTTACAGAACCATTATTGCGGTTGGTACAGACCGAATGACCCTTATTGTTCAATATATCAAGTCCCAGTGTGTAGCCCTCAAGTTGAGTATCAAACCCTATCGTGCCCTATTCACCAATCAGGTGCTATTAATCAAAGTAGGTCTTATGAATGTTCTACACAGTCTTGGACAGGTTGGACAACAACTTCTAACAACTGCACGCCAGATCCTCCAACGTGTATTGAATCTGTTGAAACGAGGCAACTAACATGTTCACCTGGCTTCGAAGGATTATCTCAAGAACAAAGAACTTCGATTTGCTCGGATCCGTATGGTTCTCCAACTTGGACCACTTGGTTGGAAATATACAATACTTGCAAGATGACGTCGACAAACCTAAACAATCCGGCATCGCCAATCAGTCCGATAAGTCCAACGAATCCGAACAGCGTGTTGAACCAAGTCACAACTGCGCCCATCATCCCGCCAGAACCTGTAATTGTACAGGACATGACTGCATTGACAACGACAACAGAAACACCAGCTACTTCGGTAGCAACCGTAAAGAGCGAAACAAGTGGGGGGACATCTGCACCAAGCCCCGCAGGTACTACGACGACGTCGGGTACAGATAAGAAAGACGCGCCTAAAGCGCCAGAAGTACCAAAAGGTAAAACAATAGTACCAGGATTTGGCATCGTAATGTCGATGCAACTTATAAACTCAGGCTACAACCTGCAGCAAACACAGATACAAGAAAATATTAAACTAATACAGGAACAAGACTATGAGCGACAACAAAATATATTCATTGAATTTATCAGCGCAAATGATACTGGGGATTATCTTATCCGTGCTAGTGCCAATAGGTGGCGCAGTATATTACGGGATAACCCTCTTCAACGATTTGACCTCGACGATTGAGGAAGTAAAAAAGATGTCTAGTGTAGAAACTAGAATTATAGTTTTAGAAGATAGATCACGTTCTACTGAGCGTCAATTAGTTGATGTGATGATGTCTAACAATCGCGCATTAGAAAAAGCTAACGAAGCTTATGGTCGTGCTATTGAAGCTAATAGTGTTGCTAAAGCTACTGCAGATAAGATTACAGATACAGTAACAAATGTTAAAGACGAAATGAAACAACTACGAAAGGCAATGGTAAACCCATTGAATAATTAATATGCTATCCATCCTCTCCTCAATTCTCGGCTTCGCTACTGCGGGGCTACCAAACATTTTAAGTTTCTTCCAACAAAAGGGAGATCAAAAACACGAGCGTGAAATGGCTCAGTTACAAAATGCTCAAGCAATGGCTATGGCAGAAAAAGGTTTTGTAGCTCAAGAAAAAATAGCAGCTATTGAATTAGAAGGCACGTACGCAGAAACGTACGCTCAAGAACGTGTAGCTTTATATGACCACGATAAAAAATTAGTAGAAGGTGGGTCTCAAACAGTTAAGAACTGGAATGCTATGGTAAGACCTGTAGTAGCATTTATCTTTGTAGGCGAGCTAGTGCTTATTAATTTTGTATCGTTAGCTTGGGCTATGTACTCAGGTGTAGATTTTATTGTAGCTTCACAAGAGGTATTCTCTACAGATGAAATGGCTATTGTAGCATCTATTATTGGCTTCTACTTTGGTTCAAGAACTTGGGAAAAGAAATAAGTGAAGGTATCAGAACGTGCTATCAAACTTATTAAACATCATGAAGGCGTGCGTAATCGTCCCTACCGTTGTCCTGCAAACCTGTATACTGTGGGTGTTGGTCACCTTATCGGCGATGGCAAACATTTGCCTGATTCTTGGAACAGAACTTTTACGGAAGCTGAAATAGATGAACTTCTTAAATCCGACCTACGTCGCTTCGAGCTGGGAGTACATAAGATGCTACCTAACGTGCCTCTTCGACAACATGAATTTGACGCTATTATTAGTTTTTGCTTCAATCTGGGCCTTGGATGCTTTCAAAGATCAACACTCCGTCAAGCGCTTCTACGCGGCGATAAAAAGGCGGCTATGGAATCGTTAGTGAAATATTGTCGTGCAGGTGGTAAAATACT